AACAGAGGTTGATCAGATTGGTGCAGTTCAAAATCAACAGAAGCTTGCTCGCTGTATATATAGTTACCAAGTTCAGTATCAATAGTAAAACCCCATTTTGGATCTGATGGATATTTTAAATAATTTAAAGTAACCCCGCTAGCAGTTATAATAGCAGTATCATCTGGGTATAGCTTTATAATACCATTCTCATACGTGTATACCGGGTAGAAAGCTGTTGGAGCTGTAAGAGGAGATTGGTTTGTAGTGTAAACTTCGTATTCTTGTATTCTTTGTACTTCTCTATTTTCATAGATAACAGTGCCTAGTTCTTGAACGTTTGAAGGAACTGTTACATCTGTAGTTCCACCTGTAAAGTTAACAGCATCACTTCTTTTAAATAAAGATATTTTTTCATCTAACAAAGCGTATCTATCAGCGTAAGCCAAACTAGTTTGAGGCTGTCTAAGTAATTGATTAAGTTCATCAAAATACTCTGTAAATATTTCTTGCTGTGCTTGAGTTGCAACCTTGTTAAATTCCGTAGGTGTTAATACACCTCTTTTTTCTTGTTGCAAAACTACAAGTACAGATTTATATACCTGGTTTACGTTTATAGCCATTGTTTGATTGTTTGTTTATTCTAGTATATAAAGCCCGAATTAACGGGCCTTATATTATTATTACATGTTAGAGAAGTTTTTTCTCTATTGATTTGTAAACTTGTACGCCTTCATCTGTCTTTAAGAAGGCTGCAAAAGCTGAGTATGGGTTTTCATCAAAAGGAACTTCCATAAGTTTTCTTCCATTTGATCCCCACATAAAGTGTCTTTGATCTGGTGATAGTTTAATAATACCAACATCAGAAGCGTTAATAGCAAAGTTACGTAGTTGAACGTTTTCGTCATTAGCTAGTTCTAAGAACAGTTGTGGATTTGTTCTAGCAAAGATAAGTAAATCTCGTTTAATCTCTTTAGAACTCATCTTAGCAACGTTAGAACCAACCTCTACACGCATAATTGCTTCAGCAAAATCTACATCCATATCTCTAGCAGCGTTCATTGCGTCAATTTGCAAATCAATAATATCTAAATCATCTTTAGCTACTTCAACTGGATTAAATTCTTGATACACTCTGTTTCTTCCAGGGTGATACAAAGATAATAGTTTTTGTAGATTTTGTTTTTCTTTTGGAACCGTGAGTACGCCTTCTCTAAAAATAATATGACCAAGTGTTACTTCGCCTTTTTGTTCGCTAACTAAAGGTGAGCTTTGATTCGTAGCATACCTAAGTTCCTCTTGCTTACCTGTTTCTGGATCAAACCAAAGCATAGCATATTTTCTAGTATGCTTAGAGTTTAATGTATAAGTAAGCGGAGTTTTTTTACCTCTTAATAAATAGGTTCTATCTTTAATTTCCCATTGAGGTTTTGCTGGCTCTTGTTTTACAGGTTTAGCCTTAACCTTTTTTTGAGGTGCAACCTCATTAGTTTCTTCTGCTACAGCTTTTTCTGCCATGATATAATATAATAAAAATGTTAATAAAAATAATAACTACCCCCGCCATTTGACGAGGGTAATTACTACAAGTTAATTACTATGCAGATGCAGCTTTGAATAATACAAAGTTGTTTGCACCTTGCACACATAGACATCTTTCAGATAGGAAGTTTACTTCCATTGCATCAAGATCGCTAGTGAATGCACCACCAACAGATCCAGTCAACCATTGCTTCATACGACGGTCATCAGCTTGTGATGCGCGGTAACGTACGTGCAAGAATGGACGACGGATGTTAGTACCAAGGATTTGGTCATACACAGTTGAAGTACCAGCTGGGATAAGAACTCCTTCAATAGTAGAGTTGTTAGTATCAATACCACCACGTGTTGAAGCGTCGTTTAAGTATTTCCAGTCAGTCTTATAGAAATCGTAAGAACCTCTGCGGAATCCGCTAAACCCTAGGTTTAATGCCATTTCTTCAGAGTTTTCAAACAATCCATAAGCAGTACCACCGTTAGAACCAGCAGAGATATCAGCTAACATATCATCAAAATCCAAAGATGTTTGACGGTTTAAGAATAGCATATTCTCTTCAATAGCACCTTGAGTGTCTAAGTTTTTAAGGATAGCATCAAAAGCATCAAGTCCTCCAGCAGCTGTAAATCCATCGTTTACGTTTCCACGATCATCGATAGCAGCGAAAAGACCTTGTGTACCTTTTACACCAGCACCAGCAGCACCTGAACCAGCAGCTGCAAGCTCGCCTTCAACTACAGACATTTCTAAGTAATCTTCAAAACGTAAGCGAGTTTCAGACTCAGCTTTCAAATACCATAGGTAACCAGATGTACCATCTTCAGTAGCAACTTCTACCCAACCAATCTGAGCAGTGTCAGAACCATTCACAACATATTTGTTACGAATAATGATAGGTGAGTTAGAATATTGAGTGAAAGAAGGCGTGATACTTTTGTAACCAGTTGTATCAGTAGCTCCAGTTGAGTTAGCGATAGAAGAACCTTTTGCATACTCAGAACCGTATACAAAGATCTTAAGATCACCAGCAGTTGTAGAAAGTCCAGTTAAATCAGCTTGGCTATAAGGAGCAACTACAAGAGTAGCAGTAGCACCAGTTTGGCTTGATTCAGTTACTAAAGCTTTAAGCTCTACTGTTGGATCGCTCGTATCTAAGATTACAATAGTTTGGTTTGCAGAAATTACGTTCTCAACGAAAGTATCTCCAGCGCCACCTACTGTAAAGGTTAATGTGTTGTCTGCAGCAGCACCTGAAACAGATACGTCGTTGTACGCTACATGCAAACGGTTTTGTTCAGACCAGATAACTTGGTCAGATGTCATAGGCATTTCAGCTCCTACCATACGTAAGAATCCAGAAAGTGTTCTGTTTCCAAAACGCTCTACTTCTTGTTCGTAGATTTCAGGTAAGTACTGTTGTGCAAATGTATCAGAATCTCCAGCTCCTGCGCCTCCGTTAAAAGACAAGAAGTTTGTTTCTAATAGTTGTTGTTTTTGACTCGGTTTAATTGAACCGAATAGTGGATCTAAAGCCATTTTTTAAATGTTTATTAGTTAAATTTTTTAGTTTTGATTTTTAATTTTGAAGAATCAAGACCACTAACCGACTTAACTTTTAAGCCACCAATAAATACATCACCTGAAGTGGTTTTTCTAGGTTCAGTTGAAATATTTTTTGACTTAGCCATAACATCTTTAACAGCATCAGCCTTGCCTTGCTCGTAAAAATGTTGTGCTATTGTGTCAGCGTTTCTAGCAGCATATAAAGCTTTATGATAACCTTGTACATCTGTTACTTCACCTTTATCATCTAAGAACGTCTTAATGAAATTTGAAATATCTGATTGCACATCTGCTACTTGACTTGGGTTTTTAACACCATATCTAAACTTACTTTCGCCAACTTTAAAATCAAAACCTTTGAAATTATCGTTTAACAAATTGCTAGTACGGTTAATAAAACTTTCATGTCTTTGCTTCGCCTGCTCTTGCTCTTCATTGTATCGATTGAAAAAGTCCATAGCTTTTTTCTGGTCTTGAGTTACGCCCGGTCTCAACTTGATCTCGTCGTAGTATTTACTCTTTAAACCTTCTAAAAAGTCTTTGGCTTTTGCAACTTCCTCTTTAAACGCAATTTTCTTTTTGCGTATATCTTTTGGTTCATCTATATCTTCGTCGTAATCAAAGTCTTCTAACAAAAGACTTACATCTTCAGAATCAAGATGTGGTTTAGTTTGTTTATAGTATTCACGAATAAGCGTGTTACTATCAACGTTGGTATAATCAGCATTGAGCCTAACGTAGTCTTCAACGCCTCCACCTGTTTCTTCCATAAAAGAAACTAGCTTTTCAATATTTTCAGGTAGAACTCTTTGGTCTTTAACCGCTTGCTCTACTTCTGTAGTTACAGGTGATTCACCTGTTTTTACTTGTTCTTCCTCATCATCTTGTACAAGAGAGATAGGGGACTCACCTTCTCCGGTAGGTTCTGCAATTGTTTCTTCGATGTTTCCTTCAGAAACTGTTTCGCTATCTTCGGATATTGACTGAACAGATACCTCATCTGCGCTTGGCTCTTTAGTGGCATTGTCTTCTGTTTTTATTTCTATTTTAGTAACTTCTGGTATTACTTCGCCTTGTGATTTTTCAATATCTTTAGGTAGTTCTACTTTTGTTACTTCATTTGCTTTACCAAGATTTTTTGGTTTTGTTTTCTTTTTACCTTTTAAAGAAAACTCTCCTTCTTGTTTTGCTGCTACTTCTGACATAATATAATATAATAAAAATTAATAAAGTTTATTTTTAACGAGGTTCAAACTCTTCTAGTCCAAATCCTCCTAATGAATCAAAACTAGTTGATTCAAAGTTTTTAGGTAGTTCATCGTTTTTACGTTGTGATATCATTTCTGATTGTTGCGTACCTATAATTCTAGCGCGCTCATCTTTACGATCTTCTATCTTATCTTCTTTTTCTCTTTGTGCTTCAGCCTCTATTTTAGCTAACTGCATATCATACTGAAACTTTTGCTCCATTAATTGTCTTTTAATTTGAGCTTCCATTTCCATTTTTTGTATATCAAATTGAGACTTGCCTTGCTCAAGTTGTAGTTTGCTTTCAGTAAGAGCTTGTTGTTTTTGCATTTCTGCTAAGGCTGCTTGCTCAGCAGATTGCGCGTTTGCTTGAGCTTGCGCTTGTATATTTGCTTGAGCTATCTGTTGATCTCTTTCTTGTTTTTTCTTGCGTTTTATTTTAAGCATTTGATTAGCAAGCTTTACGTTAGATATCTCTCTAATATCTATCATATCTTCAAGATCAATACCTCCGTTTTGTAAAGCTATTTGAATGTTACGCTCTAACATTTGTTTTTCTTCTTCTTCAGGCTCAAGTTCTAAGAAAATACCAAACTCATGAAGATTTAAATTTTCAATTTCTTTTAAAGTTGAAACATTTGATTTACTTATAGAACTAATTAAAGCGTTTTTAAGTAAAGGAAAACTCAAAGCGTCAGCAGCGCGAAGACTAACATTCTCTGCGTTTCTAACAGTTAAGTACATGAGTGACTGTAGTATATGTTTTGTAGCTGTGTTAGATGCTGCAGCTGCTAGTTTTTGCAAGCCTACAAGTGAATCACTTGATGGTTGACTACCGTCCCTAGCTTCGTTAAGTCCGGTCACGTCACGTATCATTTGTAAGTAATACTGATATGTTTGTACAAGCGCTTGTATCTTAGCCATACCAGAAGATGTTTGTAATTCTTGAATAGGTACTTTACCTCTGTTAGGATCACCATCTTGAGTTAAACTTCTACCAACTATACTACCAGTTTGGAAATACATATTCAAAGCTTCTTGAGCATTGTATGTAGTTCCGTTTCCAAGATCAACTTCTGCTAAGCCATCAACGTCTACAAAGACGCCATCTGGTACCATACGAGCTAATACTTGTTGTATTTTTAAATGTGTAAGCTGAATCATATCAGCAAATCCAATACACTTGCTTACAACACTTTCTATACGACCCTTATACATTCTAGGGGCAGAAATATTATAATTCATTTCTACTTTAGTTTGATCGCTATAGGGACGAGTCATATTTTCAGCCAATTCCCACTTAAGCATTTTTTCAAAACCTAGTATCTTAGCACCGCTATATAATACTTCTATTGCTCTATGAACTTTATTATAGTTCTCAGCATCTTCAGGTGGGTTAAACGAGTCATCTTTTTCAAGGGCTTTTTCAAGACCTTGATCTGTTTCTTTTATTTTAAATACTTGATTGTTATAAGTCTTGTATTCAAAAAATAAAACTTGAACATTATTATAGTCGTCATCTATACCGTAATAACCTCTAGTATAGTTTACATCACCTGGATATTTTTCTATCTCTGAAAGATCTGCATCAGTTAAATAAGGGAATAACTTTTTAACCTCTTGCAAACTCATTGATTTAACTTCACCAACGTAGTATATGTCTTCAAAATTTGGATCTTCAGTATATGAATAAACTAAATTAGTTGGATCTACATATTCAACCGTTATACCATTAGCTAAATTAAAGTCAGTTTTAGTAGCGCCAATACCTAAAATAGTTAAATCTTGAGCTACTCTTCTTTTAGTCTCTTCGTATTTATTATAACTAAATACATTTTCTATAAGTTCTTCTTCTGCTATCTCTATAGACTGCTTATAATTCAACTGCATGTACAACTCTAACTCTTCCTCTGTAGCTGGTAGTTGTTTTATTTCTTTATTTGAAAAAAAGTTTTGACCAGTTAATTGATTTAAAGCTTCTATTTCATTTTTACTCTGCATGTCAGATATAGCGTTAAAAATAAAATCTG